ATGCTCACAGATGCTGCCTGCAGATCAGCGAAGATCGCCGAGAAGCCGCTTAAGCTCGCCGACAGCGGAGGCCTGTATCTCTTCGTTGCAACCACGGGAACCAAGTCGTGGCGATGCGACTACCGCCTGCACGGCAAGCGTCGAACGGCTAGCTTTGGCACGTACCCCCTGGTCAGTCTGGCCGAAGCCCGAAAGGGCAGAGATGAGTTGAAGCGGCAGCTCCTCGCCGATCAAGATCCAGCAGAAGCTCGCCGCAAGGCAAAGCACGATGCGGTCGAACGGGGGAAAAACACGTTCGAGCCGATCGCGCGCGAATGGTTTGCCGCGAAGTTGGCGGGATGGGTGCCATCCTATTCCGACCGTCTCATGAGCCGGCTCGAAGCCGATATATTCCCTCCCCTCGGCCGACGCCCAATCGCGGGTATCGAGCCGCCGGAAATTCTCGACGTGATTCGGAAGGTCGAGAAGCGCGGCGCCGTTGAGCTGGCCAAGCGCGAAATGCAGGTCGTCGGACAGATCTTCCGCTATGCCATCGCCACGGGCCGCGCCAAACGGGACCCGACGCAAGACCTGCGTGGCGCACTCCAGTCACCCGGGCGCCAGAAGCATCACCGCGCGTTGCCTCTGAAAGAGCTCCCTGAGTTCCGAAAGAAGCTCATCGCCTACGACGGGGATCAGATGACCCGGCATGCGCTGGAGCTGATGCTTCTGACATTCGTCCGAACCACAGAATTGCGCGCCGCGGAGTGGTCGGAATTCGAGGACCTAAAGGGACCTGAGCCGCTGTGGCGCATTCCCGCACCCAGGATGAAGATGCGCTTCGAACACCTCGTACCGTTGGCGCCTCGGGCGGTAGAAGTCATCGGGGCCCTCAGACAGCTCGCGGGCCGGAGCCCGCACGTTTTCCCCTCTCCCGGCAAGGAGGGCTTCATGTCCAACAACACGATGCTTTTTGCGATGTATCGCATGGGCTACCACGGCCGCGCCACCGTCCACGGATTCCGCGGAATGGCGTCAACCTGGCTAAACGAAGCCGGATATCCCGCTGACTGGATCGAAAGGCAACTCGCGCACGACGAGCGGAACGAAGTGCGCGGCGCCTACAACAGCGCACAGTACCTCAGCGGCCGGCGGGAAATGCTGGCCGCCTGGGCCAACTTCGTCGCATCTCAATGAACGAGAAGCTCACGGACGCGATCATCCGAGCCGCCGAACCTGCCGCAAAGCCCTACAAGCTTGCGGACGCCGGCGGCCTCTACCTCTTCATTTCGCCGAGCGGGACGAAGATCTGGCGAATCAAGTATCGCTTCCTGGGAAAGGAGCGCGCCCTCTCCCTCGGTCACTATCCCAAAGTGAGCCTTGCCGCGGCACGCCGCGAGCGCGACGCCGCCAAGAAGGCACTGAAGGCCAAGAAGGACCCGAAATTTCTCTGGCAGCAGCGGCAGCAGGATCCTGTCGATCGTTCGTTCGAGGTGTTGGCCAGAGAGTGGCACAAGGTGAACAAGCGAGCCTGGTCCGAGCGCCATGCCGCCGATGTGATCGAGAGCCTCGAGCGCGGCGTCTTCCCCTATGTCGGCCTGGCGTCGATTGAAGACATCAAAGCCCGCGACGTGCTGGCGCTCCTTCGGCGGATTGAGAAGCGGCCGGCCGTTGAGACCGCCCGGCGTGTCCGCCAGAGGATCGCGGCCGTCTTCGACTTCGCTGCAGGCATGGATCTGGTGGAGAACAACCCGGCATTGGTGGTCATCAAGGCCATGGCGCCGAAGGTTCGCCGCCGGCAGCCGGCCATAGTGACGATCGAAGAGGCGCGGGAGCTCCTAGAGCAGGCCGAAGCCCAAAGGGCGCATCCCATCACCAAGCTCGCGCATCGCTTCCTTGCGCTCACCGTCGTGCGCCCTGGCGTAATCACCGGCGCGCTTTGGTCCGAATTCGAGCGAATAGACCCAACGGCGCCGATTTGGCGCATTCCGGCTTCGCGCATGAAGCTTCGCGTCCAGCACAAGGGCGATGTGGCGCGCGATCATCTCGTTCCGCTGTCAGAGCAGGCGATGGAGCTACTCGCCGTCTTACGTGGCCTCAGCGGCCGGTCGCCGTATCTCTTCCCGCACGTGCACCTGCATCATGAGCAAATGTCCGAGAACGCAATTGGCTACTTGCTCAATCGTGCCGGCTATCACCGCCGGCACGTACCGCACGGCTGGCGCGCGACGTTCTCGACGATCATGAACGAGCGTCATCCCGCCGACCGGCAGGTGATCGAAGCCATCCTGGCGCATGTACCTGAAAACAAGGTCGCCGCGGCCTATAATCGCGCGCTCTATCTCGACCGGCGTCGGGAGCTTCTGCAGGAATGGGCGGATCTCCTGCTGGACGGGCAGGCGACGCTGTCGGCCATCATCGCGGGCCCGAAGCGCTGAACGTCCCCCGCGCGCATGTTCGCTCATTGCGCTCTGCGGGCGCGGCGCTCTACGGCCCGCGCCCGCTTCTCCGCCATCTTCCAACGGTCAATACGCGGACCATTGGCCAGGCGTTCCGGGTTTCGCTTCCTCTTGGGTGCCGGCAGGAGCCATACCGCCGTGACGTGGGTGGGAGTGGTGACAACCTCACCGCGCCGGCGGAGGTAGTGAATCAGGTCATAGACGCGACGCCCGCCGAAGCCGTCCCCGGCGATCTTGCGGCTCGCGCGCAACCTGGCGCGCAGTTCCTCGCGCTCGATCACCTGCTCTTCACGCAGCATCTTCCGGATTTTCCCGAGGAGGGTTCGCGCATTCGCCGTGGCGCTGGGCGCGCACGTCTCATCCTGTTCAAGCATCGAAGTCCCTCGCCAGATAGGAGCGTCGATCAGCACCAGAAGCGGTCGATTTCGTAATCAGATCACGCTGCAGAATCTGCATGCCGCAGGCATCAACTGCAATGCATTCCTCCCGCCCGCATCAATGCTGGGCGACGGCGAGATGGTCGAGCGTGGGCCGGGGGTGAGGCTTTCGAAAGAAGGTTAAGCCATGGGGCGGCGATGGCGATCGATAAGGCGATGCAAGCCAAAGCTATCCGGGTTAGACAGTCGTCTATGCGCTTCCTCGCCAACGGACCGTCGATCCCAGATGATCTTTTGATCGCGCGCGACGCGGGTGATGTCATCTTCTTCTGCGGAGCAGGCGTTTCCCGCCACCGCGCGGGCTTGCCCGACTTTCTCAAGCTGGGTGGCGACGTCATCGATCTCCTTGGAGCCGGCCGGAAAAGCCTCGCCCGCAAGCTGTTCCATCGGATCAAGGAGATCGACCCGATCAATGGCGTCGGCGGGCTCATTGCCACCGATCGTATCTTTAGCCTCCTCGAACGTGAGTTCGAGCAGCGTGATGTCCGGAACGCCGTCGCGCGCGCCATCAAGCCCGTCGGCGCTCCCGACCTCAGCGCCCACCGGACCTTGATCGACCTGTGTCGCGGTCGCGACGGCACGGTTCGCCTGGTCACCACCAATTTCGATCTGCTGTTCGAAGCGGCAGCCCCTGATCTGGCCTGCTTTGGACCGCCGGTCCTGCCCGATCCCCGCAGCACCGGCTTCGGCGGGATTGTGCATCTTCATGGGCGTGTGGATTCCGATTATTCCGGACCGGGCGACGACGAGTTCATCGTGTCCAGCGCCGACTTCGGTCGCGCCTACCTGTCCGATGGCTGGGCGACCCGCTTCATGCAGTCGCTGCTTGCCCGTTTCCAGATCGTCTTTATCGGCTACGGCGCCGACGATCCACCCGTCCAGTATCTGCTCGAAGCGCTCAATCTCCACGCCGGAAATCGCAGCCGGTTGTTCGCCTTCCAGCCGGGCAGCGACGCCGACGACGCCGCACTTTGGGAGCATCGCGGTGTGCGAGCGATCCCGTTCGACAACAGTCGGGGCTATGATCCCCTGTGGGATAGTCTTGCCATCTGGGCCGAGCGCGCGCGCGATGTCGATGGCTGGTATGCCAAGCTCCTCGAGACTGCTTCCGCAGGACCCACAGCGTTGGACCCGCATGTGCGCGGCCAGATCGCCCATGTGCTCTCCACCCGAGAGGGTGCCCGACGTGTCAGCATCGCCGGCGCACCGCTGCCGGCATCATGGCTGCTCGCGCTCGACCCGCGCCAGCGCTTCGACAAACCAGGCCCGATCGATCCCTACGGCGAATCCAGCGAGCGGATCGATCCCTATGAAAGCCTGTCGCTCGACTTCGACATCCCGCCAATGCCGGTCGACGAGGACGATGCCACTAGAGACCGCAAGGTGCCCGAAGGCTCATGGAGCGCCTTCGCGCCAACCCGATTCGATCAGGAGGATAGGCAGGAAGCGAGCTTCGGCGACTTCTGCGGTGACCGAGCGAACCTTACCGGCCCGCTCAGCGCGCGCCTAGGCCACCTAGGCGTCTGGTTCAACCGCGTCGCTCATCAGCCAGTCGCTCTGTGGTGGGCGGCGGCTCGCGGCCCCCTTCATCCGCGTATCGTCGAGATGATCGAAGGCTGGCTTCTCCAGCACCCGGATCTCTGGGCCGACGACATCCGTCGCGGTTGGAGCCTCCTGATCGCGAGTTGGTCCGATCGTGGGGCGAGTCCCGACCAGGGCTATTTCGAACTAAATCAGCGGATCGCACGCGAAGGCTGGTCGGAAGCGCGCGTTCGCGACTATGCCGCCCTGTTCCGGCCCCAGCTGACGGTCGACAGGATGTTCGGCGCGCCGCACCCGCTGTCCTGGACCGACGGCGACCGCCCTAACCCGCTGATCTCCTACCGTATTGACTATCCGCATCCCTACGAGCTGCTGCCCATTCCTGACGAGCAACTCGCTTATGCGGTCACGCGCTTTCGCGAGAATCTCGACCTCGCCCGATCACTTGAAGCCGAGATCTCCGGAAACGACCATGTCTACATGGAAACGACGAGGCCAGACGATGGCGCGCCTTCGATCGACTATGATAGCTACGGGCTCACCGGTCCGATTGCGTTGTTCCTGCAACTGATGGACCGGCTCGTCGAGGTGGCGCCTGAACGCGCGCGCGGCGAGATCGCCCAGTGGCCGGCAAGCGACAACTATATTTTCGGACGCCTGCGCATTTGGGCCGCGAGCAAGCCGATCATCCCACCGGGACAGGCTGCCGACATCCTGCTCGGCTTCCCCGATGATATATTCTGGGATTCCGTGCATCAGCGTGACATTCTCTACGCTATCCGCGACCGTTGGCCCGACTTCTCGCCCGAGGATCGAACTCGATTCGAGCAGCGTATCCTCACCACTACCTACCCTTGGTCGGACAGTATTCGCGGCGGGAGGGCACGCGCGGAGGCGCATTATCGGCTCGATCGCCTGCATTGGCTGTCCCACCACGGCCTGTCCTTCTCGTTCGACGTCGAGGCGGAAATGGCGGTACTTCGCCTGATCGCAGAAGAGTGGTCGGAGCGCTCTGGGGAGGAAGCCGCGGAGTCGCAGGCTCCGGTCGTTCGCAGTGTCGACACCGACGCCGATCCGAGCGTTCTCGACCAAGTGCCGATCGGCGAGATCCTCGATCGCTCCCGGCGGGCGGGTCGATCTGACTTCTTCGAATATGTCGAGCGTCGACCATTCATTGGCCTCGCTGAAGAAAAGCCTGCCCGTGCGCTCGCGGCCCTCACCGATGCCGCGCGCAGGGGCGACATCCCGCCCTCTTTCTGGTCGGCGTTCCTCAACGCCGAAAGGCGCAAGACCGATCCCGCGCGTCTCGCACGGGCGATCGGTGGTCGCCTCGTATCTTTGCCGCCCCCCGCGCTCAGCACCATCGCCTACCCGGCGGCCGAATGGCTGTATGGCTTGGGTGAGCGCCTTTTCAGCGAGCTCGTAACTGTGCTGGATCGGCTGTGGGACCCGCTGATGGCCGCGCTGCCTTTGCGCGACGACAACCGCAAGCACCGCGTCGATAGCAGCTGGGCGAATGACGCGTTGAATGCGCCCGTCGGCAAGCTCGCCAGCCTGCTCATGAAGGACCCGTCGATCAAGGATCGCGAGCCGGGCGAGGGCTTCCGCGAAGACTGGACGCGCCGTCACGAGCAACTGCTTGCGCTGCCAGGCGACATGCGGCGCCACGCGCTCGTGATGCTGGGTTTCCAAATCAACTGGCTGTTCGCCATCGCCCCGTATTGGACCACGACAAACCTACTGACCGTGGTGGATGAACAAGGCGACGATGGCGACGCGTTGTGGGACGGCATCCTCTGGGCAGCGCGGGCACCGAGCCGGGCGCTGTACCAGCACCTGAAGCCGGGACTTCTCGCGCGAGCCATGTCGCCCACGCGCCGCCGCGCCGAAGGCAATGTCATAGGCGGCTTCCTGCTGATCGGCTGGGGCGGGGATCCCGAGAGCGATTCGCCCGAGCAGTTCATCACGAGCATCGAGCTTCGCGAGATACTCGTCGAGAGCGACGACGATCTACGCGGGCAGATTCTTTGGCATCTGGAGCATTGGTTGGCGGATGCTAAAGCCAGGTGGCGCGCGCGCCTGATGCCATTCCTCACAGACGTCTGGCCGAACCACCGGTCGGTGCGGACCCCAGAAATGTCGACCCGCCTGATCAACCTCGCCTTGGCGAGCGGCGACCTGTTCCCTCAGGTTGTGCATGTAGTCCTGCCGCGGCTGGTGCCGGTCCGGGGCGGAATGCTGCGCGGTTCCAAGCTGCGCTCGGAGGCCGAAAATCATCCGGCGCTGATCTATCCCTCCGCCATGCTCAACCTTCTCTGGGCGATCCTCGCCGAGGATACGACGCTCTGGCCGTACAAAATCGAGGAAATTATCGATGTCCTCGCCGAGGCGCCCGAAACCAGAGCCGATCCCCGCCTGTCAGAACTGCGGCGCCGACGCGCCGGCTGAGCGAGATCGAGATGATGAAGGGCGCGGGCATCCCACTTCATGCTCTATGCATCGAAGGGGGGGAAGTGTCGCTTGGTTCGCTGAACCATGATCAGCCCTCCAGCGCTCGAAGCCGGCGGCTTGGCCGGCCGCGCACATAGCCCCACGAGGCCTCCTGGCGGGACATCTCCAGCGCGATCTCGAGATACTGCTGGCCGACGAGCAGGGCCTTGATCGTCGCCCTGAGGTCGCCGTCGCAGGCCTCGATCGCCTCGTCAATGTCGGCCTCGGAAACGGCAATAGTCTCCCGTTCGGCGGGCGGCTGCTCGCTCGTCATGGTCGGCTCTCCTGTTGATAGGAGATAGATTCCATGAGAACGAAAAAAGAACAAGCGGCGAGGCGGCGGCCAACCGGGTGGGCATCGCCGCGCCCCAAGCCCGGAACGAAAAAAGAGCCCCGCCGCCTCCCGAAGGAGGGGCGGGGCAGGTGTCCCAGAGAGGATGTAGCGGGGCTGTCGCCCCTCCCACGTGGTCGTCGGGGACGTGGTTCAGGCTTTGCTGAAAATGCTGCGGATGAAGGCCCAGATCTCGGCCGAATAGGTGCTAACAAACCAATAGGCACCGCCGAAAACGATCGAGATGCTCGACCCGCCCAGCGCGACAATGGCGCCAAGCCGGTTCTGGAACAGCGAGAATCCGGTGATCAGCGTGGTATGATCCTTTAGCGTCGCGCCGTGCTGCTCGACTGCGGCGGCCACCGGCTGGATGGCGTGGTTGATCTCGGTAATATCCTCCTTGAGGCCGCTGATCTCGACACGTACCTCCCGGCGGAAATCCGCGCCGGTCTGGCGCTCGATAGTCTGATCATCCTTGAGATTCTGCACGTCGGCGCGCAGGGCGCCGAGGGTCTCCATGATCTTGAGGAGCATGGGGTCGCTATCGCTCACGGGCGCCCCCGCGGATCTGCTCCAGCACCGCGCGCTCGGTGCGCACGAACTCCTGCAGCCCGTCCAGCCGCGCCCGGCACACGGCGAGTTCGCGCCGGTCATGGCCGGCAATGGCCGCCTGTTTCGAGACGGAGCCTACGGCTTCCGCGTAGCCCGGTGCCGGGCCCTCCGCCGGCTGCATCAACTCGACCGGAACCGTCGCCGGACGGCCGGGATCAGCGTATCGCGTCGAGGCCGCGCAGGACGGCAGGAGGAAGGCCGCGATACACATCCCGGCAATTGTCAGGCACCGGCTTGTCGTCCTCGGTGCGCGCGGCATCGATGATCTCCTTGGCGAGGGATGCCGGCAGGGCGGCGATAGTGTCGGTGACGCGGCTGGCGATCTGGTCGCCCACGGACTGGATGGCCGAAAGGGCCGCATCCTCGCGCGCCAGCGTGATCGCCTGCTGCTGCGTCCAGACCGCGCGCTCGGCGGCGACGCCAGCGAGGTAGCGACTTTCGCCCCAAGCCTGTGCGGCGAGGTAGGCGGCGCCGATCAGGCAGCCGACGCCGGCGATCTGCGCGAGGCCGGACGCCCGGGAGCCCGGCAACACCGCATAGATCAGCAGCGCCCAGCCGAGGATAGCGAGCCCGCCGGCGCTGAGCGCCGGGAGCGCGAAAGGGATCCATTCCGAAATGGTGCCGAGATTCATGATGCGTACCCCGGAGGTGGCGTAGGATCGGAACGCGCGGGCTGGGGCGGGGACATGCCGGGGACGCCGACTGCGGTCGGCGGATAGGCCGTCGGCGCATAGGGCAGTCCGCTGCGCGTCGCCCAGATCGCGGCGACGTCCTGCGCGGTCGCGAAGCCGGAATAGCCGAGGATCAGCACCGCGATCAGCACCATGTAGCCGAAGGCCATCGTGTCATTCACGCGGGTGTCCGGAGCATCGCGCAACAGATGGAGCTGCCAGCAGCAGAATGCGATGACGGGGAAGATGGCGAGCCGCCGCCAGCGCCAGCTCGGTTCGCCCGGAGCCGGGCGGCGCCTCACAGCAGCGCCGCCTGGAAGTGCATCCAGTCGTAGTTCCGCGCCCGGCCAAGCGAGAGCAGGCCCTGCCCCTCGACGATCTGCCAGAACCGCTCATAGTCCGGCTTCGCGAAGACAGCGCGGTCGCGGCCCCATTTGAGCTGATTGCGCTCGGGGTCGAGATCGACAGCGATGCCCCAGGCATGCATCGACCACGCATTGCTGCCGCGCATCGGCCGGTAGTTGTAGCAGCCGCCGAACAGGTCGAGGCCGAGCCGCTGGATAGCGTCGATACCGTAGGCGTCAAGCGTCTGCGCGAACACGGCCTGAAACGCAGACGCCACCTTCTCGTGGCAGCGGAAGCGCCGGATCACCTGGCTCTTGTCCCAGGCGATGCGCATGGGATAGGCGAGATCCACCATGCCGGTGGTGCAGGCGGGGGAACCGGGCTCGCCATAGAACTGGCGCACGCCGGCCTGAGTGGGCCACGTCATGAGGATCTCCGGATTCGTGGACAAAAGAAAGCCGCCGAAAACGGCGGCGTAATCACTTCATTTACATTTATGGAACTTATACTTGATAACTAAAATTCATATCACACCGCATAAAATAGTCATGAATGAGAGCTGTCGTTGAATCTAAATTGTACGCGCGTTTCACCAAGGTAAATGTCGGAAATTAACTCTAATCCGACATCGAGATAACCTTTTGGATCATCGTTTATAAGCCATTGTCCATGGGGAACCATAGCGCCGTTGCCCCCTTTTCCGGAGGCTGCCCATGGGATGGATATTCGGCCAAGCGGCGCGCCATCGCGGGCCCTTAAGGTAAGCGGCAGGACACCGTTCCCAATCCATGCATAATTCGAACCTTCCGCGAAAATATGCCCCCCATAAACGTCAACATGAGTTTTAAACTCTACGTCTTTTACTATTTCTATAATTAATCCAGATATATATGTTTGTACTCCTCTCCCTCCATCATATATAAAGTCTATATTACCTAATGAAAACTTCAATTTATCTGTCATTCGAATAGGCATTACAATTTGGTGCTGCGATGTGGCGTCCCATACGACTTGATCGTAACCCATTTCCGTCCCCTGTATGTTTTCAAAAACAAGCAATATATGCTTGAAGTTGTATCTTACATCCGGACGGTTTCTCTTCAATCGAAACTGTTTATGATACTTATCCGCAATCGCTTACGTTAATAATGCTTACTTATTTTTGTAATTGCAGATCTGCAAAATTACTTTACGTAATTTTTGGTTTTTTGCATTGGCTCCGCCGCGCATAGGGTTGCCGCTGTTGCACTAAGTGGTGCCAATATAGCCTCTGGCGTACGTGGTCCTGGATTATCTGGTGTCAGGTCACACGGGCGGGGAGCCGCATCCGCGCGGGCTAGGCGGCATCACGCCGCCATGCCCCAGGCCATGCCGCGCATCGCGCTGTCGACCAGCGCGGCGAATCCGGTCATCGCCGCGTCGGTCAAGTGGACGCCGTCGCCGATCATCGCGGAGGGCGGCACGTTGCCATTGCCGACGGCGGTGTTGTCCGTGCTGCCGTTCCCGAGGCTGAGCAGGTACGGCATGCACGGCAGCACATGCGCCGGGAAGGTCGCGAGCAGAGAGGCGGTCAGCGTGGTGACAGCCGTCTGCTGGCCGGCGATCTGCCCCTCGCGCTTGGCGCTCGGGATGATGAGATAGCGCGTGTGCCCGAGCGAATCGACGATGGCCTGATGACTGGCGAGGTCGGTGGCGTTGGCCGCGTAGTTGTTGTTGTCGTAGTCCCACCAGACAGCCAGCAGCGCCTTGGCCCATGCGGGGGCTGCCAGCATGCGATCCTTGATGTTGTTGGTGCCGCTGGAGAGCGGCGAGCCGCCAATGGCCGTCGTGTAGGGCGTCCAGCCGAGCAGCGCCAGCGATCGGGCAAGGCCCACCTCGGGCACGCCACCACCACCAGCGCCGCTGTCACCGTCGACGCGGATGTCATAGGCCGGCAGCGAGGCCGCCTTGACGACGGCGTTGTCCGTGGTCGGCGTCGGGTAAACGGTGAAGCGCCGGAAAGCCGACCCGTAATTGGCGCCGTCGCGGTCTCCGCCAATGGTGATCTTGGTGACGGTCGGCGCGGTGCCGGGGTAATTGGTCGAGACCTGCGTGTCGGCCCCATTATATGCGCCGCGCAAGGTGCTCCCGAAGGAAAAGGCCACGCGGACGATCGGCCCGCCGATTGGGCCGAAGCCCACGGGCAGGAAGAAGAGCGTGCCGGCCGTGTAGCCCGCGACCGTCCACATCCCGGACGTGTTGCGGCTAGCCTGCACGTAGTGTGTCGAACTGGAGCCGATCGACAGTGCGACCTTGGAGCCAGCCGCCCATGCCTCGGGGGGGTTCGTGAACTCGGCAACGACATAGGCCGAATTGTCGGTCCACGGAAGCTCCAGGACACGGCTCGCGCCGGTTCCCGAGAGCACCTTGCCGCCGGTCGCGCTCAAGAACTCCGCGACGGACTTGAACTTGATACCGTAAGCAGCCGCCCGGTCGTTCGTGAGGTCCACGTCATAGCCGGCCGTGGGGTCCGACTTCCAGCTGGCATGGCTCTGTCCGTACTCGACAATGGACGCGGCGCGTGACCGCAGCATCGGGCGGGTGACGCCGTTCGCGAGTTCGATATCGGTCTCGCTCGTCATTGCCGCACCCATTTCGAGACCGTCGCGACGTAGCCGTCGCCATCGCGCGTGATCGTCTGCACCCAGGAGTTCGTGCCGTCCGAAATCGTCTGGGTCAGCAGGTTGCCGTTGGCGTCGCGGGTGATCGCCGTCGTGGCGTAGCTGTCGGGGTTGATGACAGCACCGGTGCTGTCGACGATGCCGGAAGCGACAAGCGCGGGCGATCGTCCGTCGGCACCGACGGGCGTTACAGGGGTTCCCATGGGGTCCTCGCAGTTTGTCAGGAAGGCCAGCTGAACGCCGGCAGGGACGCGATGAAGACGTCGAGCGCCGGAGCCGGGGTTTCGCCCGCCGTCACGCGCGCCAGTTCGGCATAGGCAGCCGTCCAGACCGCCGAGCGCCAGCCGAACAGGGCCGTGCCCTCTGCCGCGAAGGTCGGGTTCGGGTCATCGCGATAGGTGACGGCGGTCTGGATGCTCTCATAGCCGCGGTGCCGGGCCGTCCGGTCGAGCAGGTCCTGAATGGCTCGCTCATAGGATCGCAACTTCGGCACAGCGGCTTCCGCCCATTGGGCTTGCCGCGCTGCGGCCTGCTCTGGCGTCAGCGCGATCACCCTCTTGCGAGGCATCACGACGCAATCGGTGATGGTCATCAGGATGCTCCGTATAGTTCGCCGACGAACGACGCGACGTTGCCAGTGCTGAAGCGCATGCGAATGGCATTGACCCCCGTCGCCTGGTTCGCTGCCCCGATCACGGTCATGCCTTCGCCGGCGCCCTGGAAGCCGCCGCGAAGGATGCCTTCCATTGAGAAGCCGGGCCCGCTGGGTTCGAACCGCAGTTCGCCGCGGAGACCGGACACGTTGTTGACACCACGAGCGACGATCACCGTTCCGGCGATGTCGACACCCGATCCGGAGGCGATAATATCTTCGCCGGACGCGGCAATTACGGTGCCTTGATAGCCGTCATCCAGCCAGGATGCGCCGCTGCTGGTCGACACTTCCAGCCACGCATCAGCGCCATCGGTCGCCGCGAGCCAGTCCGTCACTCGCAACCAGAAACGCCGGTATCCATCCGCGATGTACTCGGTGAGATCGATGACAGCGGCGCCCACGCTGGTGACCGAAGCCTCGCCAAGCTTGCGCATGATGGCCGGATCGGAAAGCTGGCCGAACGTCACCGCGTCCTGAGGATTGGTGCCGTCGGCCACGTGGGTGATCTTGTTGGCTCCCATCTCCAGGGCGCCGGTCATGGCCGCGCGACCGTCGCGCAGCAGCAGCAGCGACAGCGCGGCCTCAACGTCCTCGAACGGCGGGTTGTGTTGGGACGGCAGCACATCGTCGCCGACCGTGACTCTGTAGCCCACCGGCAGGCTGTAGATGCCGTTCGCGTCGTAAGTCATGGATCACCTCAAAGAAAAAGGCCGCCGTGGCTGGCGACCTCTGGACGTGATGTTGGGGGGGGGCTCGACACTGTCCCTCCCCCTGCTACCTTTGCGAGAAACGGGAGGGGACATGAAACAGGTTGTCGTCATGGCCTTGATGGCCTTGGGTGTGGCGGGGTGTGATAGCGCGCCACCTCATTATCTGGCTTGGTGCGACGAGAAAGACGGGCAGGATTGGCGCCTGATCGACCACGTCAAGAAAGATGGATACCTGTTGTCCTGCACCTACCAGTCGCCGGATAGACAGTCGACCTATACCCGTGCGTGCGATGGTGACGGGTGCAATATTAGATGAAACAGATCGAGCACGACCCGAACGCCTTGGACGACCGCGGTCGATGGAGTTCATCGGCCGACCTTGCCGCAGCTATGGCTTTTGAGAAGGCGATTAGCGGAAAGGTCAGTGGAGAAAAAATAGCAATGATCAATGGTCGACATCAACTTGATGCAGACCTTGAAAACTTCTCTGATCCTAGGCCGGTATACTCTCTGACAGATGATCAACGAGACAGACTTATAGCGCACGCTCGACAAGATGCGGCGCATGCCGTGTCCATCAGCATTATTTTAAACCAGCGTATTGAACTAATTGCGCAGCGCATCACCATTTTTGGTGCCATTATCGTGACGTTTCTGGCTCTTATCACGTGGAACCTTTGGCGATGACGCGCGCCATCATCCGAATGATCGTCGTGACGGCCCTGCTCGCCGGGCTGTTCGCGTTCATCAAGTTCATGGTTTACGGCGTCAGCGACGATTTCGGCTGGGGCTTCTTGGTCGGGGGCTTGCTCGCCGGTGTGATCGCTGTCCTCGGCATGCACGTCGAGATGAAGGACCAGCTTGCCAAGCAGCGCGAGGAGCTACTGCGCGACCTGTAGGCCACCCGACCGCAAGAGCGCGTTGACCACCATCTCCGTGCCCTTTGTAGCCGGTAGCCGCCCCTGCTGGCGCGAGACCATATCGAGCAGAGCCTGCACCAGCGCGTCGCGCTCGCCGCCCTGAGCCACCGCCAGCCGACCCAGCTCTCCCGCGAACCGTTCGGCGCGCTTGTCGGCCGCCGCCTGCGTGGCGGCGCCGAAGGCTTTCTGCGCACCGCGCAGCAGAAGGCCGGTCGCCGTCGATTCGACCGGGATCGTATTCGGCGTCGCTGCGGCATCGAGGAACTGCCGGAACCCATTGGTCATGCCGGTATCGGAACCATTCTCCACCCGGTTCTTGGTCCGGTAGAATGCCGTCTCGCGGTCGATGGCCGAAAGAGCGTCATCCGCCGGCTGCTGGCCGAAGACCGTCCGAAGCTTTTCTCGGTTCCAGTCGCCCTCCTGCCTCACCACCTGCTGCAGCTTGGCCGGATCGTTGGCCGCTTGTCCAACCAGCCGATCGATCTCCGCCCGCGTTCCCTGCTGCATGCGGAACGGCACTGCCGAAGGCCCAACCTGCGTGCCCTGGGGCAGCGCGCCGGCCGGAAACTCTGTCGCCAGTTCCTGTGGCCGAACTGCCGTCTTGCCACTGTCGAGCACCTGGGAGCCACGCTGGAGCGCCTCGCGCTGCCGGGCGAGTTCGGCGAACTGAGCGTCGATGTCCTTGATGCCCGGAACGGCCTGGGCCAGCGCTCCGTCCACTTCCTGCCGCGCGATTTCCAGTTGCTGGATCACCTTCGGGTTCGCTTCGGATGCAATCAGACCGTCAATGGCCTGACGTGTCTGGAACAGGGCGCCTGGATGTGGGTCAAGCGCATCGGTGCCGGGCACGTTCAGCATGCCGCGCACCTGATTGACGGCCTTCTGCGCGGGGCCGCGCAGGATCGAGGCGACGCCATCGAGACGATCGGCGATATGCTGCGTATCGACCGCAACCGCGTCGCGGAATGCCTCGCCATAGGCCGGCCCGAGCGCCTTCTGACCCTCTTCGATCTGGGCGCCGATCTGGCTCGGCACCACGGGGCGCCCGAGCGATGCGTCAAGGTTCGCTCCGAGACGGGCGTTCTTGCCGGCATCGCGGTTCAGTAGCGCATTGACGATCAGATCGCGCTGGCCTGGGCGGGCGGCGGCGCCGCGCGCCACAGCCATCCATTCAGGGGACGCGTCGGCCAGCATGCCGTCCGGGCCGAGGGCCTGAAGCTTCGCGCCCACGGCCTGCTGCTTGATCGGCGTGCCGAGCGTGTCCGCCGCATAGTCGGCGGCCTTCTGCGAGATGCCGGTGATCGCGTTCGTGGGGCGCCCGAGATAGTCCATGGCGGCGTTGGCAGCCTCACCGGCGTAGCGGCCGGCAAGCGGCGCTACGCCACCGGCGAAGCCTCCTATCCCGGCACCCTTAGCGGTCTCCGCCAGATCACCGCCCGAGCGCACGGCGCTGTCGGCGCCTCCGATGCCCGCGCCTGACAGCAGCGAAATGCCAGCCCGTGCCGCCAAAGAACCCGCACCGGCACCGAAGGCCGCTGGCGCCGCCATCACCATCGGGATCGTGCCGGCGACACCGCCGGCCAGTTGCGCGGCACCGGACACCCACGGGTGGTCGCGATCGAAGGCCGCATTGCGGTCCTGCTCGGCCTTCAGGTTCTCCCCATAGGAGCCATTGCCGAACAGCGCCTGACCGCCGGCAATGGCGTTGTCGACGAGACCGCCAAGCACCGGGACGCCGCGCGCCGCCGCCGTGGCGACATTGCGCACGGACAGGTCGCCGACGCTGGGGCCGGACATAGCGCCGAAGGCGGACGCGGCGGCGCGCATGTCGGGCGCCTCGACCTCATAGGTCTTGCCGTCAGGCCCTTGCATCTCGAAAGTGGGCATCACTGCGCCTTTTCACGGATACGGACGCCGTTCGGCAGCGTCGTCCAGCCATCGGCCGCGGGAGCGGGCTGCGCCGCCGGCGACGGTGCCAGCGTGCCGGACTTTCCTTCCCGGAACGCCTTGAAGGCCTGGTAGGGATTGGGTAGCGCGCGGATCTGCTTCTCGGCCTCCTGCCATGTCAGGCCGCCCTGATCCTTGGGCAGATAGGCCTTGGACGCGATGTCGGCCGCGGCGATCTTGTTCTGCTGCATCGCCTGGAAAGTGTCGGTGATGATCCGGTTGCCTTCCGGCGTGTTGCCGATGCTGGGCAGGCTGGAAAGGAACTGGCGCGCGTCGAAGTCCGAGGACGCTCCGGACCCGGCCGGCCGCATCTGCGGCGCGACGCGGGCGATGATGGCATTGTAGGCTTGGCTCTCATCCAGCCCCTTCACGTCAACGCCGAGCGCCTGAGCATAGGGGCCGATGACCGCCATGACCTGCGCGCCCTTGCCGGTGCCTATCTGTGTGCCGAGTTCAGCAAGCTGCTGTACATCGCTGAGCATCTGCCCGGCGCTGTTGCCGCCCTCGACAATCTCATTGAGGCGTTTGGCTGCCGCCTCGTCGCTCTTCTCGACGAATTTCGAGTTGTTTTCGCCGGTATTGACCTGCACCAGCGGGCCGCGCCCGCCCGAAATCATGAGCTGGTTGTATTCCGGCGTCCCAGGCGTCAGGCCCGCGGCGTCGGCGCGCGCGCGCAGTCCGCGCACCGCGTCGGGCTCCGGCGGATTGCGCAGATTGTTCAACTCGATCTGCGTCTTCTCCGCCTGCATGCGCCGCATGGGATCGTTGGCCTGCTGGTACTGCTGCATCTGCTGCTGCACCAGCATCTGCGCAATCGCCTGCCCCTGCGGACTGAGCCGGCCGGACGCCATGCCCTGCAGCAGGCGCGGGTCCACACCCATCAGCGCGCCGGTGACGGTCTGACGGCCCGGCGTGAGCGGAGCCTGGGCGACCTGCTGGGGAGCCGCTGGGGACGCCGCAGGCGCCGGGGTTGGCGCGCCGGCACCCATCGGGCCGGCAGACTGAGCGCCGCCGCCTGCGCCGCCCTGCAGCGCCGCCGTGATGCCCTGGACGCCAGGCGATGCCTGAACCGCGCCGCCACGTTGTGCCAGCGCCATCAGCACCGGGTTCGGATCGGAATTGTCGGCGCTCGCCACCCGGACAGGAGGCGGGGGCGCGGTGGGAGCCGCAGCCTGCGGCTGGCCGGGGGCCGGCGCGCTGCCGAGCGCTGCGCTGAACTTGTTGGCATACTGCGACACGCTCGTACCGAGGCTGTCCTGCCGGTTCGTGCCGATGCCGCCCGGACCGGCGAACCACGCCTGCGCCGCCTTCTCGGGGCCGAACTGCGCCACGTACTGGCCGAATCGGTGGTTGAAAACCTGGTCCTGCAGTTCAGGATTCGCCAGGAATTCATCCGGCGTGACGGCGCGCCCGAGCGCTTCCTGCGACCACGGGCCGACATTGGCCTCCATGACCTGGTATTTGCCGAGAGCCCGCCCGAGCCTGTCATGCGTCGGCCCTACCGCGCCATAGTCGCCCCCGCTCTCGATCGAGGAGATCGCGCGCTGGTATGCGCCCATGTCGCCAGCCGGCGCGGCGCCCTGCGGCTGGGCGGCGGGGGCAGCTTCCGCTTGAGGCTGCGCGCCGCCTCCGAGCACGTCACCAAAAAGACGGCCTTCCCAGGCCCTGTTATCGGCGGCAGCGCTGTCGAGCTGGCCACGGCGCACGGATCCTGCCAGCGCGTCGGCGACACGGGCAAGGCCCTGCGTCCACGACCCGACTGGCGAGGTGTCGATACCGCCTGCTGCCCGGCGCGCTTCGAGCGCGCGCTGCCGCTCCAGCTCGTCATAGGTGAGAGCCTCGCCGTTCGGGCCCCAGACAAAGGCGGCGCGCGTGTTCGGGGCAGCCATCACGCGGCCTCCATGGCGAGGACATAGTCGACGGATTCATAGCCGGCCGCGTCGGTGGCGACGGCGTGCGGAGCGATGCGCGCGACCTCGTCCGCCATGAAGCCGAAGCGCGGCGCCGCCATCGGGTCGTCCCAGACATAGCTGAAGCGATACCAGGGCAGCCGGCCGATGGCGCCGATCCGCTCGATATCGCGTTTCAGCCTGCGATCCGATGTGATCTTGGGAATGGAGAACATGCTGAACGGCGCGGCAGCGAGGCCGAACAATCCGCCCATGGTGGCGCCATAGGCCTGCTGCTCGGCCGCGTATTTGTCGCCCACCAGCCCAGTATAGTCGACGCCTCCGACGCTGGTCTGCGGCGTGCTGACGAAGTTGGGGTTCGTCACCTGCGACCCGCCCAAGAGCGCCGCGATCTCGTTGATCGGCTGGCTACGCTCGGCATAGGCCTCGTTCAGATACTGGCTCCGCGCCTGATTCTGGAACGTGCCGGCGGCCTGGTCGAGCCCGGCAAGCCGTGACTGCTCCTGGCCGCCGGCGAGAATGGCGCTCATGCGCGCGTCGTTCACGCCCTGCTGGTTGCGATTCCACTCCGCGTCCCACGCCTCGGTGCCCGGCCGGATGCCTTGGGCGATAAGCGTGCTCCGCAGCGCCGTCTGGTCCTGCTCCTGCTGGGGCTGCATGCGATCCAGAAGGGCTTGCTCGACCCTCTGACGATCGCCGGACCAGTCGCGATTGAAGCTCGACACCAGCTCCGGCGCGCCGCTGGTGTCCATGCTCTGCCCGAGATAATCGCGCAGGAAGTTCGACCGCTCATTCGCCAGCGTGGCGAGGTTGAGCTGGGCGCCTTGCGTCTGGCCGAGAATGGCCTGCTGCTCCGGCGACAGCGTCTGCGTCGCCGTGTAGCTCGGCGTGAGCAAGCCCTGAACTTGCTGCCACCCATCTTGCAGCTGCGACGAGGCCGTGGCGGCGCCTCCCACGGCCTGGGTGGGGCCGAGGCTGATCATCTCGCCGTCGCGGGTACGCCGCTGGGTGGAGAGAGACGGTGTGGCAACGCCAGTCGAACTGGCAGTTCCAGCCACGACCGGTGCGTCGGTGCGATATTCGCCCGTGCTCGGGTTGTAGTAATAGGTTTGGCCGCTATCCGAGGGCGTGAAGTTCTGCCCGGTCTGGCTATAGGTCAGCGAGCCATAGGGGGTCTGCTGGTTGACCATGTTCAGCTGCTGCTGGGTGATCGCGGTCTCGCGATTCATCTGCCCCTGCGTCGCGGCGGTTTGCGCGGGGTCCGGATAGGAAGGAGCGCTGACCATGGTTCAGAACCTGTATTCGTGGCGGAGGATGCCGACGAGAAACGCGTCGCGCCCCTCGCCGAAATGATCGCGCAGACAGCCCTCGATCCGCCCACCGAGGCGCTCGGCAATGCGAACAATTCGCGGCTGTTCGGTTTTCACGGTGATCCGTCTGCGACCCATCCCGCGAAAGGCGAAATCGCCGACATCGGCAAGGAACGCCCGCGTGAAGCCGCTGCCCACAACCGAGGCATGGCAGTCGACGCCCTCGAAATGGTTGAACACCACGCCCGCCGTGATCGACCCGCGCCGCTCGATGCCGAGGCTCCGGAACGGCGGCCAGAACAGCACTCTCAGTTGCTCGCCGACGAAAACCGTCACGCGCGGATCGTCGAGAACCGTGCGCATCACGTGACGATGCCGGCCAGGTCATAGGTGAGGTCGACCTGAATGACCTCGACATCGATGGGGATGTCGGAGCCGCTGGTGACCTGCACGAGCGGCGTCATCGCATAGCCTTCGCCGCCGACGCTCGACCAGTGCGACGCCACTTCCCGCACCCGGTCGGCGCCCCATGTGGCATCGCCCCAGACCGCCGTTCCCCACAGCGTGGCGGCGTCGACCATGACAGCCGACGGCACGGCGGGCAGCTTCTCGCTGTAATCGAACATCATGCTGACCGACGGCCGGGCCTGCTTGTAGGGTCCGCGCGTCGTCACCTTGGCCTGCAGCGGGTACTTCTTCGCCGCGCTCGACCGCCTCGTGTCGTAAAGCGGCATGATCTGGCCGGTATAGGGCGCCCCTTGATCCGAACCGCCGGTGTTCGCCTCGATCACCTGCCCATCGGACGTCCCGAAGAAAAGACGCCCGCCGAAGGTGCCAAGGCAATGCGCGGCCCAGTTGGTATATTCGCCCCAGGCGCCCGTGCGCGCATTGGCCACCCAGAAGATCGGGTCTCCCGAGGAGGGCGGCGGCGGCGCCACGATGACCATCTGGCGCTCGGTCCATGTGAGGCAGGACCATCCGAAAGCCATGGACATGGTCGCCCGGCTCCAGTCGGGCTCGATCGGGTAGCTCACCGCCGCCGGCGCGAGGACCGCCATGTCGCGGTTCACAGCCTGAGAGAGCGGGATGAACCCGATCGTCGTGGCGATCACCAGATCGCCGCCGGCCTTGATCCAGGCATCGGCGCCGAGCGGATCGCCGATCCGGTACGTACCGACCTTCTGCCAACTGGTGGCCCCCGCCGGGTTATTGCCGGCGTAGACGGCGACCTCGCCCTTGGTCGTGACAATGGCGCATTGCTCGGACAGTCCGCCCGAACCGCTGCTTTCGAGCGACCAGGCCGAGCCGAACAGCAGAGCGCCGCCGAGCGGCACCTCTCCGCCCAGCTGCAGCACGTTCGCGGCCCCGCCGATCTGGTCGATGGGCAGGTACCAGACCTTCAGGCTGTCCTTCTGGATGAAGAACAGCCGCTTCTGGTAGGACCAGACATAGGCAAGCTGGTCCGTGGCGATCGGCGTCGTGCCGCCGGCGGTGATGCCGATCAGGTAAGGTTGCTCGGCGCCGTCGGCCTTCGCGGAGCCGCCGCCGGCCCCCGTGATCGTCTCGGCCGCCTGGAACGGGCCTCCCGTCACCCCACGCACATAAATGGTTCCGGTCGCCCCGCTGCCGACCACACGCACGATCGTCCCATGCGCCCCCGATGTGGCGCCGGTGAGCGTCGCGCCGACAATGAACGTGCCCGTCTTTGTATTGAAAGTGAGCTTGTCGATGTTCTTGTCGTCGATGCCCCACCAATGGGTGCCATCGAAAATCTGCATGTCGTCGGCGCCGTTGACGCAGACAAGGAACACGTCCCCGCCCGACGTCATCATCTGCTCCCACGACCAGGCGCCGTTGGCGAATCCGGACACCACGGGCGACAGGCCAACCATCGGATCAGCAACCGTTGTGACATCGTAGATCGCATCTGCCGTGGCGGCAAAAAGGTGCTGGTTGTTGCCGTTGGCATAGGTCATCAGCTTCACGACGGGGAGCGAGCCGTCGCCAAGCGTGGCGTGACGCTTCGATCCGCGCCGCAGGAGGCAGGTATCGGCTCCCGGCCAGAAATTGCGCAGGACGAATGCCCCAGGCGGGCCATCCCGCGTTGGAGCGGCCAGATTGGTGTTGGAGACGCGCCTACCAGTCGGCGCAGCGAACGTCGCCGGGCGCGCGGTCGTCTGCTTGCGGGCCATCAGTTGCCAAGCCTGTACGGATAGGAGGGGCCGGCATTGGCGGCAAAGCGCCGGCCGCCAATGGCGAGCTTGCGAGCGCCGCGATCGGTGCCGGCCGCCTTCATCGCCATCTTCTGGTATTCGGACAGCTCATCGTCATAGGCGAGGCGCTTCAGCTTCTTGTGGCGCCAGATCAGCGACAGCGTCAGAAGACGCTCGTTCAACCTGAAGGTGTCACCGTCCTGGGTGAAGCCCGGCTTGGTGTCGACCGCGTTGGCATCCATCACCGCGTGGCGCGAGAGGTAATAGAACTGCGCCTGCTCGCCGGCGCCGAGCACCGGGTAGAACTGGATCTGGCCGTTCAGGAGGATCCAGCTGCCGGGTGACGACACCGACCCGCGATTCACCAGCGCCTGCCATTCCGCGAGGTCCCGCGCCGGCTGCCATGCATTGGACGTCCAGCCGGGCCGGGTCACGTCCATCTCGACAGGCAGGCGATCGAAGTCGGCCGGAAGGTCGAAGCCTGCCGCCGTGCCGTTGCCGGTGATCGTGTGGAGGACGGTGAGTGCCCGCCATTCGTGATCGGTGGCGAGATCCTCGACGGCGTCCCGCGCCAGTTCGCACAGCTCCATCTCGAACTGCTCAGTCGAGCTGAAGAAATTCGACGGCTTTCGGCCGATCAGCAGCACGGCGGCGGCGCGGGCGGCGTCGAGGAAGCTCATCACGCCGCCTCGTTCGCAGCACCGGCCTCGCTGGATCGAAGCTCGCGCAGGGTGCGCACCAGCGTGTCGTGGCTCGGATTGCCGCGCGGGCGCGCCCCGGCGATGTCGGCAATCATCACCTTGAGGGTCTCGTCGTCGAGATCCTCATAGCCGTCGGCGACCGGGCCGAATGCCGGCGGTTCGGAATAGGCGGGAGGTGCGGGCGGAATGCCCATGCCGGCGGCACGCATGTCCTCGATCTGCTGCTGCAGCGCCGCGATCTGCGCCGCCAAGCCGACGACATCGGCCGATCCACGGGCATTCTGCAGATAGGTCTGCGCCTGCAGCTTGAGCTCGGTGCCGCCCAGCCCGAGCGTCTTGAGGTTTCGCCCTTCAAGCCCCGCCAGCGCCTCGGCCGTGTAGATCTTCAGCGCGCGCAGCTCCGACCGCTTGGCATTGGTCAGGAACGGCAGTTCCTCCAGCGGCGTCCCTTCGGCGGTTTGCACCAGGTCGTCCTTGAACCGGCGATACTGCTCGGGCCAACGCTCGGCATAGGTGTATTCGACGCCGTCGACACGCTTCCACATCTGGTGCGCATGGAAGACGGGCGCGAAATTGCGGTCGCCGGCAATGCGCACCTCGACGATTTCGACGTCCCGGTAGATCGGGCGCCCCTCGCGCTTGCTGGCCGCCGGATCGTGCTCGGCAACCGTGCGGAAGAACGGCACGATTTGGGTGTTCTGTTCGGCCATGGAGAGGAATCCTGTCTGAGGCAGGGAATGCCGTTCAAAAGGAAAGGGGCGCCGAAGCGCCCCTCTGTTGCTGTGTTGGGAAGGATCAGTTGTCCTTGCCGTCCGCGACCTGCGGATACCAGAGCTCGACTTCCGCGAGCCCGGCCGCCGGAGTGCCGATCGCTGAGGCGCCCTTCATCCCGCGGATATAGTCGCCGGCGACGTCGGTGTCGTCGATCGAGCCGTCGGTGGCCGTCAGATAGCAGTCGGCGTTGTCGACGAAGCCGGTCAGTACCGACGCCACGCCCTTGCCAAAGATCTGATACCAGCCATAGGTGCTCGCCACCGTGGCGCCCATCGCGACGGCGATCGGGCCGACCGCATTGGCGACGGCAAGCACGGTTGACCAGTCGTCCGGGTTGAAGACGACCACCGAGCCGCGCACGGTGTTCGCAACGCCCTTCAGATAGATGAACTCGCCTTCGCCATAGGTCTCGTCGACCGCGCGGACACGGGCACCGAGCTTCCAGGGGCGATAGTAGTCGTTCGCCGTATTGGCGATGTCGGTGATGCTCGGCGCGCCGAGCGAGGGATTGACGATCGTGTAGGTCATTGCCTCATCCTCCTCACGCGGCCGGGTTGCTGTCGAACATCCGCCAGGTGAACAGCGGGTTCTTCAGGATCATCTCGCCCTGCCACAGGATGAACTGAGCGACCGCGTCCTGGTTGATCGGCCGCTGGCCGTCGCCCTCGAACATCGGCGTGAAGTTCGCATCCTCGTGGTAGCGGATTTCGATCGAGTTGGTTTCGAGACCATAAGTGGTGTTCGAAGCCATGTTGTTGTTGAAGCCGGACGCCAGCACGATTTCGGCGCGACGGCCGGAGCCGACATATTCCAGCGACGAGAAGCCCATGCCTGCGAGACTGCCTTCGCGTGCAATGCGCTGGATGGCCACGGTCGCGGAATCGTAGGCCTCGTAGTGCTCCTGCGACATGATCAGCAGGTCGGCACCGCGCGTGTTGCGCGAGCGCTGGCCCATGATGCGGTTCAGCATCGGCCGGATCGTGACCGAGGAGACCTGCGTGCCGATGTCCGAGAACGCGGTCTGCACGTCATAAGCGCCGGTCCGCCACTGGGCATTGTCGGTGCGGCTGATGCCGGCATAGAGCCCTGCCGTTGCCGGGTTGGTCGGCACGCTCGCGGCAAGACCGGTGATCTGCTTACCGTCATCGGCCGTGCCATCCGAATGGATGCCCTCGTCGAGGCCGTCGGCGAGCGAGACCTCGGCACCGTCGAGATAGCCGGTGATGAGGTTGTGCACCTGCGTCTTGCCGGTGTTGGCGCGCATCTCCTCGCCGGTCAGCGAGATCGGCACGGCCACCTGCTTCGGGGTCCACACCGCATCGTTGAACAGCTCGATGGGCGGGTTCCGCAGGAAGTCGTAGCCCTTGAACCACTGCGCTTTCTGCTTGTCGACGCGGAGGGACTGGCGAATCTCCGGGCCGGTATAGGGCTTCAGCAGCCCCTTGCGCTTCAGCGTGGCCCAGAGGGGGTTGGAGTTGGAAACGAGGTCCTCAATGCCCGGCTGGCGCAGCGCCAGCGCGGTGGAGAGGACCTGGCGGTACTGCCGATCGGTGGTCAGCGCCATGGTTCAGTTCCTGATGTCAGAGGCCGGCTTGCGCCATCGCTTGCGACACGGCCTCGCTGGACGAGAGGGTCCGCTTTTTCCCGCCCGGCGCAGCGCCCGACGACGGGGCGCCGCGAACGGACTTCTGGCCTGCGGGATTGGGCGGGGTTTGTGCCGGTGAGGCGGGGGCTTCCGCGGCCGATGAGGCCTTGGCATCCGGAACCGTTGCCGATGAGGCACCGGAGGCGGGACGGAAACGCTCGGCGAAAGCATAGGCGCGTTCCAGACGCGCCATATGCGGGATATTCGCAGGGATCATGCCGGATTGCAGCAAAAACGCAATATCTTCCGCCATTTCATCCATGCGGGGATGCGCAGCGGCAAACGCCGCCACCTGATCGGGAATCTGCTGCGCCTGCTGCATCTGGGTCAGCTCGGCGCGGAGCTGGGCGTTCTCGGACTGGATGGCCTGCACCTGCTGGGCGACCGGCTGCCGCATGACGTGCCCGGCGATGTCCATGAAGGTCAGCGGCGAGCCGTCCTGCTTGCGCGGGCCGGCCTGCCGCAAAGCGTGATCGATGGCGGCGACCGGGTTGCTGGCGATCAGGCGCTCGAACTCCACGACCTGGCGCAGCGAGTGCTGCAGGTCGCGACCGTTGCGCGTGGCGGTGTCGTCAAATTCCCGCAGCCGCTCGTATTTGTCGGCGCTCTCGCGGTACTTGGCGTGCCCGGCCTCAAGGTTCTCGAAAGCCCGATGCACTTCCGCCTTCACGCTGTCCGGCGTGTTCGCCCAGTCGGCCCGGCCCTGTTCGTTAAAACGGGCCGGAGCGTCAAGGCTCGGGCGCGCCTCGGGCTTCCCGCCTTCGGCAGTGGCACCGGGAGCCGGGACGGCCGGTGCCTGTGACGGCGCTTGCGGGCTGGCGTCCTTCTGCGGCTCACGGGCCGCAAACTTGCCGTCCTCGCCCCGTGTCTTGCCCGGCGGCTCGTCCGGCTTGGCGGGGGGCTTGGCCGCAGCATCCGACGCGGCCTTGGCCGCAGCCGCACTGTCGGCCTTTTCCTTGGCCTCGACCTTTTCCATCGCCATGCGAACGGCTTCGGAGGCAGACGGGGCGGCGGGCTTCTTTTCCGCCGGCTCCGGCGTATCGGGCAGCTGCGCCGAAATGGGATTCGGCGTGCTGGCCTGTTCGCTCAGGACAACAGAGGAGCCTTCGGCGGGCGCGGGCGCCCCACCGGCGATCACATCGGACATGGCGGTGATAGTCCCGTCTGAGGAAATGAGGATCAGGAAGCCGCGCGGGCGGGAATGCCGTTCTCGACCATGTGCTGCGCACGCGCGACGGCTTCGGCAATGGCCTTGCTGTCAGGCTTGGGCTTGCGGATCGGCCGCAGCCGCGCCGGGTCGTCGCCGACCTCGATGCACCCGTGCTGCTTCGTCACGCGCCGGAATGCGGACTTCGAGGTGTAGCGCTTGCCGTCGATATGCTCGGTCGGGTCCATGGTGTCGCTGATGACCATGGGTGCCGGCACGGCGGTGGAGCGCGCCGGCGGTTCACTGCGGACGCAGGCGGCGGGCCATGGCTCGCCAAGGTCATGCCATCCCGCGCAGGCCTTGCAGAAGCGCGTGCTCATCAGGACGACGCCAGCAGGCCGGCGCTGCGGAGCTTGGCCAGCAGCGCGTTGAAATCGGCCTGAGACGGCGAGCCCCCGATATCGGCAGTCGCCGTCTGCTGGAGCACCCCGCCGCGAATCGTGGTCGTGGGCGTGCGATTGCCAGCCATCGCCGTCGTGCTGCTCGTGCCGATCTGGAGGCTGTCCGACGCGATAGCCGCCGCAACGGTCTTCGCTACCTCCGTGGGAACGCCGAGTTGAACAAGCTTCTGCGCTGTGGTCTGGGCCATATTGGCTACTCCGTGATGGTTTTGGTGGTCTCGGCAGCAGCGGCGGCCGACTGCCGGCGCAGGGCAGCGTCTTCGCGGGCCATCTCTTGCCGCATGACCATGTCCTGCTGGCGCGCGGCAATCTCCAGTTCGAGCTTGCGCATTTCCATGGCGCCCTTCTGGTCGTCCCGCTGCATCTGGGCGCCGATCTGCGCGAGCTTCGCGTCGCTTTCCTGCTGCGCGCGCTGGGCGTCCGCCGCCTTCATCTGCATGTCGGCGTCGAGCCGGCGGGCTTCCATCTGCATCTTCGCCTGCAGCTCCTGCGCCTTCATCTCTTGATCGGCACGCTGGCGTTCAGCGTCCGCCTTGGCCTTTTCGGCATCCGGGTTCGGCTTTGCCGCGGATGCTTGCGATGCCATCTGGTCGATCGCTTCGGCGATCTTGCCTTCAAGCTCGCGACCGGCGCGGAACGGGGCGAGCGCGAACTTGATGACCTCGCCCACCATGCCCATCAGGGCGGGATACTGCATCACCACCGGGCCGAACTGCGCCAGCAGGCCGCCAAGCGCGGTGACGAATTCGGAGCGGGCGGCCTTCTCCGCCTGCTCGTCCGGCTGGATCGTGGAATCGGTCTCGATGTCGAGCACGAACGGTCGCATCCGCTGGTCGCGCAGCAGGCGCGTCACCTGCTCGATGGTCGGCGTTGCCTTGAGCTTCGCGACCTGCTGAGCGCCCGCCTGGATCTGCTGTTGCGCTTGCTGCTGCAACTGCTCGACCGCCTGCGGGTTCTGCTGAGCCACAGCCGCCATTTGCGGGCTGACCTTCGCCCGCTCGATCTGCGCCGCGATCTCCTGCGCCTTGGTCTCGATACCCTTCACCTGATCGGCAATAGCGCGATCGGTCGGGATATCCATCTGAGACATGTCGAGCAGCGTCGCGGCCTTAAAGTTCTCGGCCATGATCTCGGCGCCGATCCGCGCCGCGTCGCGCGCCACGCGCACCAGCTCGGCCTGCTTGTCGCGAATGCGCACCGAGCCGAACTGCGCCTTCAGCTGCTGGGCCCCCTTCGTCTCGTTCGGGTCGGTCGATCCGCGCATGATGTCGGAGAGGCCGACGATCTGGTAGACGTCGTCGATCATCGCCCGTCGCAGTTCCAGCAGACCCTGGATGGTTTGCGCCACCTTTTCCAGCGGCAGCACGATGATCTTGTCGCCGCCGCCCGTGCCCATGGCCGCCCAGTTGGCCACCGGGATCGCCACGCTGCCGTCGTCGGCGTCATTCAGCGCGGCTTCGACGGCCGATCCGATCTCGCCGCCGGCGGGGTAGAACACGCGGAACTTGATCGCTTCCGCCAGTGCATGGATGCGGCGGGTGCACTGATTGATCTCCTCAAGCTGGTCCTTGTAGAACAGCACGTCCGGCACCGGGATCAGCGATCCACGCTGAACCGTGGCATAGGCTGGGCGCGGGCAGGGGAAGAAGCCGTCGAGCTTCAGGTGCGGCTCGCCCTCGTCGAGCGTGACCTCGACGCCCTCCGTGACCCAGACGACCTTGCTCTCGGTCTTCGACCAAAGCTCCCATACCGGCGCCTTTGGCTGCAGCGTGGCGCCACCGCGCTCGGCATCCGGGCGCCTGACAAAGGGCGCCGCGTCGAGATAGGCATCGCCCGACGTCTTCTCGAAGCGCCCCTTCATTTCCGCCGGCCCCAGCCAGCTGCGCCTGGCGGACCAGCCGGTCTCCTTCCACTTCCGCGCCGGCTCGCTCAGGAAGTCCTTCCGGTCGACATGCTCGATGCAGATCCGCTCGCCGTCGTCGTCGCTTTCATAGCGGACCCAGAGGCAGCCACGGCCCGTCACAGCAAGATCGTCGCGCGCCAGGAGCATCGTGGAATTGATGTCGTCGAGGTCAAACGCCGTGACCGCGGCGCGCTCCAGAAGCTCGGACGCCACGCGATATGTCGGATTGCCGTCCTTGAAGCGCGGCACCACGACCGGAACAGGCGGACGCGAATAGATCGCCGGCGCCAGCACTTGGATATTCGCCCAGAACATCTGGAATTCGCGGTCGCGGCTGTCCCCGGCGAGTTTCTTCAGATCGGCATAGAGCTTGTCGATCGCGTCGCACGTCTCCTGATACGGGCGGAACTTTCGCTCTGCCTCGGCGATCATCTCCAGCCAGGCTTTCGATTCGCCGGTCGCGGGAGCGTACTGCTCGTCAGCCGGCGCAGCCTGCTCCTGCCGTTCATCCATCGTCACATCCTTATCCGGCCGGCCGAGCGCCGGGTGTGTGGCATGGGCGCCAGCACCGTGCCGGGCGGGGCCACAGGCGGCGGGTCATTCGGGACCTTGCCCACCCAGGGGCGCGACATGCAGGCGTATCGGGTCTCATCGGCCGCGTGATCCTCGGCTGTGGTGTCGAGGTCCTCGGGGCGATCCTGATCATGCTGCAGCGCCGGGATGGTGCGGATCGAGTGAATGCAGGTCGTGAAGAAGAACAGCATCGGTCGGCCATCTTCGTCACCGCGAAGCCGTGCGCTCATCTGGTCCCAACCGCCCATCGCTCCGCGGCCCGGCACCCGCTTGTTGTCACCCGGGCCAAACACCACGCCTTCGGCGGCCATGCGCTCGGCGATTGACGGCCCACTGGTCACCTGAAAGGCGCTTGGGTCGAGCACTCCATAAGTGATGCTCTCGCCCGGCTTCTCGCGCTCCTTGATGCCTTTCGCAACCGTCTCTGCATCCATCTTCAGGCCGACATTGGGAATGAACACGCCGTCGGCGCCAGTCTTAATGCCGTACCACTCGCGGTATTTCACCAGCGCACCGCGCGGGATGATCGCGCCGTCGCCGGTCACCGTCGTCTCAGTAGCGACGGCGTACCAACCGATACAGAAAGGGCTGGCGCGCCCCCAGTCGCCGGCGCGGAATCGCGTCCAGTGGCGTGGGATCTCGAACGGCCGGATGAAATGGCGCTCCGGGCGGATCAGGTCGAAGAAAGCACCCTCGACAATGTTCCAATCGCCATAGCGCATCGCGCGCACCAGGCTTTCGCTGCCCAGGCCACTCAGCCGGAGTTCATAGCCGGGGTCCTGGAGCATCATGGACGGGTTATCGTTCAGCTGCGCCGGGATGTACTGGCGCAGCATCCCGCCCTCGCTGTCCGGCGCGCGGTAGATCTCCAGCGGCTGCGCGCGGTCGATGAAGGTCATCTTGACGAACTGATGCCCAACGCCGCCGGGGTTCGCGCCGCAGATGATGCGGGGAAACCGTTCCCGATACCGCTCCGGCACAGTGATGCCGACCATGCGGACGCGGTTTCGCAGGAACCGATAGATCTTGTCGGTGAAGTGCGTCAGCTCATCAATCAGCAGGACGTGGATTTCCGCGCCCTGATACTTGAACCGGTCCTTTTCATCCTTGCAGTGGCAGAGATAGATCTTGCTGCCGTTCCAGAACCGGATCTCGTCCTCGACGATGCTCACGAACCCGCACCGCACCCAGCCCGCCAAGCGCTCGCGGAAGCCGCTCGGCCCTTCCATGTGGTTCTTCACCAGGTCGTCGCGAATGCGCCGGAACAGGTAGATCTGCAGGCCCGGAATCTCGGCGCACCACATGATCGCCGCCATGCGCATCAGGTGGCTCTTGCCGCCGCCTGCCGCGCCTCCATACAGGATCTCGGTCGCGAGGCTGTCGAAGGCTACCTGCTGCTTGGCGTGCAGGCTGATATACAGCTCCGCGTCAGCCGCCGCCATTCCCGCCATTGAAGTTGATCACCGGCACCAGCGCGACGGGAATGGCACCACCATCCTTGCCGGCGTGCTCATGGCGATGCCGGTTCGAATAGGCATCGCCGCACTCCTTAGCCGCCTGCTCGTGCAGCTGGGCCGCCAAAGCCATGTTGCCCATGTTTTCGGCCTTCTCGGCCATGCGTTGCAGCGCGCGCAGCCGCACGGCGCGGTGCGAGATGGCGATCTTCGACGTGTCCTCGAGGAACTCCGCCCGCGTGGCCTCGAAGATCGCCTTCCAACGTTCCGCCAACGACGCGCCCGCGCGCTTGGTCGGGTCATAGCCCTCTACCGACTGGCGCGTGATCTGCTCACCGAATTCCTTCCTGACTGCGTCGACAACGACGGAAGGCGTGTCGAAGCACGCGAGGCTTTGCACGATGAAGGTTTTCACCGCGTCGGACAGTTTGCCCTTTGCCATGGCCGCGTCAGTCTCCGGTCAGGCTATGCGGCTCGCGCATGGCATGTGCCGCATATGCCTGCGATCGAGGTGGAAGCGATTTGCGGCGGCATCCTCGCGGCTTCCACGAGAGCGGCGACACCGGCGGCGCCCGCTCCATAGCGGCGGACGACACCGACGAACTCCTCCACGTCGTGCCCACGAATGGCGAATGCCGGCGCTCCGGTCTGCCGGAACTTCGGCGCACCAAATGGGTCCCGCTCCTGTCCCGCGTGATAGAGCTCGTGCTCGATCAGGGCGCAGAACTCGGCATCGGTCATTTCAACCGCCGCCGCCGCATCTATTGTCACGATGAAATCCGGAACGTCGCCGAACCATGCCGCGATCTGGGCTCTCGCACGCGCCTTCGCCCATCGCCCTGTCATGCCGGCCGGCTCGCCGAGCTCACACTGGCCGACGATGCGGCGACCGGCGCGGGCATTCGCGACATTGGTCCACAGGAAGCCCAGCGAGGCATGTTCGAGGTGGGCGTGATCCGGATTGGCGATGGCGCTGGCCGGTTCCACGAAGCAGGCGAGCGCCCATTCGGCCAGGTCACGCGAGGGGCGGAAGTCGTCGCCGACACCGTCCAGCATATCGTCCGGCGGAAGGGGGCGAACCAACAT